ACTTCGCTGGGCACAAGGCGAAGTATTTTCTTGCGATAAACGCTTCCGAGTCCTTGTCGCAGGCCGCCGTTTCGGCAAGTCCTACCTCGCTTGCGTTGAATTGCTGCGTGGAGCGATCAATCGTCCAGGCGAGACCTTTTTTTACTGCGCTCCGACGTATCGAATGGCCAAGGACATCGCTTGGCGCGCCTTAAAAAAGCTTGTTCCGAAGGTTTGGATCCACTCCAAGAACGAAACGGACCTTCGCATCGAACTAATCAACGGTTCCACCATCGAATTGAAGGGGACCGAGAATGCAATGGCGCTACGTGGCCGCAGTTTGAGCGGTGTAGTCCTTGACGAAGCCGCCTTTATGGATTCGGACGTATGGTTTGAAGTAATTCGACCTGCTTTAGCGGATAAAGAAGGCTGGGCGTTATTTATTTCGACGCCTGACGGTACAGCTAGCTGGTTTTATGACCTGTGGTGTTATGTCGAAGAAGATCCAACGGCATTGTGGCAGCGTTGGAGTTTTACGACGATTGACGGGGGTAACGTCAGTAAAACTGAGGTTGAAGCAGCCCGTGCCCAACTAGACCAGCGTACATTCCGCCAAGAATTTGAGGCCAGTTTTGAGAACTTAAGCGGCTTGGTCGCCATTAGCTTTTCGGACGAGAACATATCGACGGATTCAAGAGATATATCGATTCAACCGTTGCTGTTGGGGGTGGATTTTAACGTTGACCCAATGAGCGGCATTGTGGCGGTCAAAGACGGCACCAACCTGTATGTGTTTGACGAGATTATGCTTACAGG